TCTTCTGGGCGCTGCTGCCCGTTTCTGCCGTGTCCTGTTCGGCCACCAGGTAGCGCCCGCCGCCTTCGTCAACCGCCTCCATGCGGATATTGGTTGGCAGAATGCGCCCAACGCCCAGCTTGACGCCGCGCAAAATTACGTCACCGCCCATCTGTTCATATTTCTTGGTGCGCAGTGTGGCGTAAATTGGCTGTGTGCCGGCGGTGGTTTCGTCTGTCCCGGTGGGGGCCAACAAATAAAGCCTTCCATCGTCACCTCCGATGTAAACTCGCTCGCCAACTTCGCACAGGCTGCGCATGGCAACCGGGAATTGCAGCTCAGTCCACGCGCCGCCGCCCTGCATGGGGTGGTACAGGGCGACCACCGAGGCCGCCCCACTGCGCACGATGAACCAAAGCTGGCCCAGATTGCGCACCCACTGCACCGTTGCTTGTGTCGCCTTGCGGGCCATGCCAGCAATGAGCGGGCGCACCTTGGGGCCAATCTTGGTATCAACGGCAATGTCGCCGTATGCCCCAGCAGCAGAAGGGGAGAGCGATTGCGCCCCGTCCGAATCCAGAAAGAAAACTGTGTCAGCAACCCCGGCCATGCCGTGTATGCCCACTGCGCATGAGGTCTGTGAAAGCTGCGAGCCTGACCAGTTCGCCGTCGTGCCGCTGGTCGAGATCATGTGCAGGCGCTTTTGCGTGATGTTGCCCGCGCTGTCCTTATGCACCTTGGAAACGATCATGGTAGTGTACAGTGCCACCATGGCGTTAATGGTCATGCCGTCGCCAAATCCAGCAGGGATAATAACGGCGTTGCCCGGTGAAACGGTGTCCCACTTATCGTACTGCTCTGGTTCGCTGAAAAATACCGCATCTGGACTGCTCAGGCTGTTGCAGACAACCCGGTTTGCAATCGTGGTAACAACCGTGGGTTTTGCAGGGCTGCCAGATATTGGAGTAGCCGTTAAGCCGTCCCACGCCACCAGCCCGCCGTTGCGCCCGTCAGCGATAAGGAACACACCGTCAAAGGATAGCAGTCCCGGCGCATTACCGCCGCTGGTTTCGAGGTCGAGAACCTTCACCCATGCTGGCGTTGCACCGCTTTCATCCAGTCTGTACAGGGCATCTGAACTGTTCGTGGTGGTCGTTGCCGCCAACAAGTGCGCCGTACCGCTTGCCATGACATGGTAATGCAGCTTGGAAATGCCCGCAGGCAGGGCCGGGGCCGTGGTCAGTGCCAGCCCGTAGCGCGTCACAAGGCCGTTAATATTCGGCTCGTACCACAGGTTATAAGCGCTAGTCAGTGAGTTATCGTTCAGCGCAGCCGGGGCCGTGGAAAGGTCTATTCCACGGCCAGGCACGCAGGCCATAACCTTAACTGTCTGCTGCTTGCGGCTACGCACAGGCATTATGCCAACCAGCCTTTAGGCTCTTTCACGGTGGGGTTCCGCGAAATGGCCAGGGTAAGCATGTTGTTTTCCAAGTCCTGCAGGAGCTGCATATCTTGCGAAACGGTCATTTCGTCGTAGTTCGCCAACCTCAGGCGCACATAGTCGCACAAGGGGCCGTCAAATACGCCATTCCACGGCATGGCAGAGGCCGTGCTGGTCAAATCTGCCGGGGCTTGCCAGTAACGCAGGGTCAAGGAGGTATCAGCCGTGGGCGCGTTTTTCACTCTGCCGCTGCTGCCGTCTACTGCCCACACCGCAAGTGGAATGGTGGCAGTGATTGTTTCAAGCTCCTCAGCACCCTTGAGCGTGACGAGCCTTCCAGACTGATACAGGCCAACAACGCCGCGAAAATCGGCAGGCAGGTCGAAACTGTCAGCGCCCGCCGCAATGGTAAACACCGTGCGGCCCATGCCGTAATCCAAGGCATTGCGCTTGAAGATGGCCAACATGCGCTGAATGGCGCGGTTAAGCTCATTCAGAATGAACTTATCACTCCACCGCGTGCTCTGCTGGTCGCCCAGGCCACCCCTGATGATGTAAAGAGCGTCATTGGCAAGGCTCATGGCTAATTCACCCTGATTTGTGCGTTACGCTGGTTCCCGCTGTCGATGGCCTGCACCGTGCGGTACTCTGGATGCTCACGCAGATACTTTTTCAGATCCGCGCCCGTCAGATATTCGCCCCGCGCTTCGTACTCGCGCATGAGGTCGAAATAGACGGCGGCGGGTATCTCACCCACAACGCGGTGTGTTCCCTGCTTGCTCATACCGTTGCGGGACTCGGCCTTCACAGCCTGCGCATACTGCGCCACGTCCATACAGATAACGGCATCAGGCCCGGTAATGTTGCTCATGTACTGTCCTTGTTGACCAGGCGGCCCCCGCGCCGCCCTGTCGTCTTGTAGTTTAGGCAGGCATCGCACGGGTCAGGTTGGTGATCGCGCCCAAGCCCTTCTGCGTGCGACACTTGAGGGTCATTTCAGTAACCAGCATGCGTTTTTCCGAGTCGCCAGTGGTCGCCAAGGTGGTTTCCTTTACCGGGCGCAGCGTCATGCGGCTGAAAATGTCCTTCTTGTAGACAAGAATATTGTCGTACTTCGTGCCGGTAACGTCGGTGGGAGCAATAAACCGCTCTGCCATAACGGCCACGGTGCCCATGTCGGTTTCAATGACGCGAATGGACATTGTTACCTTTTTTTCGCTGGCGTTCTGGTTGATGGTCAGGCGACCACCATCCGTAAACGCGCTGATCTTGCGCTTCTGGGTCATGGGGCAAAGTACGGTGTCGGCTTCCACGCCCTGATCCCAAACAGCCTGTAACACGCCGAGGAGAATATCTTCGGTAATGTGGTTGGTGGCGGCGGGGGTGGAAGAGAACGTGTAATAACGCCCGTCAGTGGTGTTCACCCAAGAAAAAGCGCCTTTCATCTTGCGCGGGGTGCTGCCACTGCCGGAACTCTGCACGCCGTTGAGCAATGCGTATTCCATGTCGCGGGAAAGCTCCTTGGTCTTCAGCATGCGCAAGCGGCCCAGCTCGGAACTGCGGCCATACTTCTGAACGGTTTCAGCCGTATTGGACACGGCGAAATCCTTTTCAAAAATCTGGCAGTAGTTGCCCGTGCGGGCGGGTTCGGTTCCTTCCGTGGTGGTAACGTCAAAGCCTTCGATGTGGGCGTTTTCGGCGGCTGCGGCAAGGTCGTCTTCAAGCCATTCTTCATAGACCTGAACGGCCTTTTCCTTGCTCATGTTGGCCATGAACGGGGTGTCCGTGGGCGAAAAAAGCCCAATGTTGTCGTCTACCGAAGGCTTCTGCGAATTGGAGAAGCCAGAGGTATAGGTGTTGGTGACGACCGAAGCGAGAGCGGTAGACATATGCCTATCCTTCCTTCTGGTTACTGGTTATCAAAAAGGAGGTTGAACCCGTTGGGGTCGCCGTCCAAAGCCTTAGCCAGACCAACACGCGCCCTTTCCGCTACTGTCGGCGCGGCGGCTGCCGTGCTTTCCAGCTTTGGAGCGTGAGGAACAGTTTGCACAGGCTGCGGCGCGGCTGCGGCCTGTTTCTGTGCGTTTTTCAGAGCCGTTTTGAACTTGCCGAACCACTGGCCGTAAAGTTCAGGGTCTGCCTTGAGCTTTGCGTCAATCTCTGCCGCCTGCTGCATGGAGATCGCCCCCTCATTGACCTTGGCTTGCAGGTTCTGCGTCATGAGGCTGTTCACTGCGTCGTGGTCTGGGTCGGAGCGATATGGCGCAAAGGCCTTTTCCATCTTCGCTTGCTGCGCGAAGCTCTGAACCTCGTCCACAAACGGCTTGTATTTGGCCTCAACGGCCTGAACGACTTGCGGCATGATCTGCTGCATCAATTGCTGCTGGAACAGCATCATGGACTCTTCCTGGCTGCCGGGCTGGGGCATTCCCTGCATGGGCTGCTGCTGACCGCGCGTTACTGCGGGCAAGGGCTGGCCATTGCTGTACGCCTGCAAGATGGCTTGCAAGTTGGGGTCAGTCTGCACGGCCTGCATCAGCTGCATGGCCTTTTCCACCTGCGGGCGCTGCTGCATGAGCTGGATACCCGCTTCTGCGGCCTGAACAAGCTGATCTCCCGTCAGCTTGACGTTCTTCCCGAACAACGGCAGCTCGTAGGCGTCCGGCTGCGCCTGTTCATCTGCCTTGGGCTGTTCTGCGGGTTGATCGGCAGGCTGTTCCTGCGGCGCTTCACCTTCCTGCGGGGCGGGCGGCTGTGTGCCTTCCGGCGCTTCTGCGGGAGCAGGCGTGCCACCGTCATCATTGCCGCCGTTGTCGGCATCAAACATGGCCGAAATATCTGACTCGCTGAAACCGTCTGCAAAAATGTCGGGTTCCTGCTGCTGCGCCGGGGGCGGCGTGCTGGTCACCGGGGGTTGCGCCGGGGCTGGCTGCTGTTGGTTTACGGGCTGTTCCTGTACCTGACTCATGGTTTATCTCCCCGAAGTTAGGACTTCTCGGTAAACTGGATTGTGCCAACGCCATCAGGCAACGTGCTGCCAGAAATGGCGCTGATGTTTGTGGATGTGACCGTGTTCGCCTCAAGGGCATCAAGGCGGGACACAATGGCTGCAATGGCCGTATCATAGGCTGCAATGGCCGTATCATAGGCAATTTGCAGTACCCGACTGTTGGCATTGTCATTGGCCGCCGTAATGGCCGCTGTCGTTGTCGCAGCGTCTGCCGCCCCAATGTCAGCCGGGGCAATGGCATCCACGCCACCAATTGAGTGTGTGACCTTGTGCGGAGCCGGGGGCATGCCTGACACGCCAAATGGAATCTCGTTGACGTACAACCACCCATCAGTTGCCACGCGGATATTCACCGGGTCGCCCGCCGCCGTGTACAGCACAAGGCATTCCGTCCCCGCGTCAAACGTGGTTCGGTTGTTGGTGTCAGTGTACTGTTTCGGTGCGGTCAGATTGCGCATGGCTATCGGTTCCTGTGGTCTTCGCGTTCCTGGGCGGCGTTGCCCATGTTCACCTCGCGCTGCGGCGTGGATTTGATCTGTTCCAGCAGCTCGATTTCGATATTCAGCACGTCCAACTGATCACCCTGACCACGACACAGATTGAGCTTTTCCCACTTACGGACGTCAATCATGCGGTCAATGATGCCGTTGAAATATTCCGCTTCTGGGCTGCGCTGAAATTCACGCGCCTGAAAGCCCCGGTCGACCATCGCCGGATCATCAAGCGGCTTGGGAGGCGTAGGCAGGGACTGCCCCGCTTGTGCCGGGGTTCCCACCGATGCCACCGCCTGCTGTTTGTCCTGTTCCTGTCGTTTTCCCGCCATTTACGGCCTCCACTGCTTTTATTTGCTGTTCTCGCGCCGCAAACTGCTGCGCCTGTTCTTGTTGTGCCTGCTGGGCCATTGCTTTTTGCTGCTGCATCTTTTGCAGCTCGGCCTCAGAGTAGTGATACTGCTCCAGAGGTATGCTCATCAGCTGGCCCACGCGGTCTATCATCTTGGCGACGTGTTCAATGCTCATAAGTCCGGCAGGCACGCCGACCTGAGCCGCAAACTGGATAAACTGCTGCAAAATAGCCGCTTTCTGCGCCTTCTCCTGCGGGCCTATGCCCATCTCAATGCTGACGGTAAAATCACTCTGAAAGTCCTGCGGGTTGATCTCGTTGCCCTTGGCGGCGAAATATTGCAGGTAAGGGCCGCCGAACAGCCGGAAGCACTCCACAACGTCTTCCAAAACGTCTTCCCAGCACTCGGCGATCACGTTTGCCATGTACTTCTGGCGCTGCTGGGCAAGGCTGGCGATGGTCAGAATGCCTGTGGCCGTCTTATTGAGGCTGTTGGCGTCAATACCCTGATTGTACCGGGTGACACCTGAAACGCGCTCGGCGCGGCCTTCTGACATCTCCATAGCTTTGAGTATGGACGGGTCAGGCGGCGCGCTGCGCATTATGTCGTATTGCTTCTGTGTGACCGTGCCGGGGCCGGAAGCCATCAGGACATGCCCGATGCCGCGATTTACCCAGGATGTAGCAAGCTGCTCGTCGGCGGTAATCAGGTTGCCGTACACGCTGTCGCCACAGGCATCATTCCACATGCGGGTTTGCGCGGTCATCTCGACTTGCAGCTGTTTGAGTGATTCAGGGTATGGTACGCCTTCCAGCTTCCACGGTGCTTCAATGGCGCGGGCAATGCGGAACGGCGGGCGCTTGTACGGGTTTTCTTGGATGCTCAAAACCACGTCATGCGCCATATGGATAATCACAGGCTCCAATATGCCGTCATTGTCTACGTCGATGGACGTGTAAATCTCCCACATCTCCACCTTGCGCGAGGGCTGCACATAGGCAATTTCGCTGCCTGGGTCGTCATTGGCGGGCGTGGACAGGTCTGCCGCGTCGTAGCGGTAATCTTTGTCCTCAAGGTTTATGTCGGAATCATTGCTCGACAGCTTTTCCTGCACGGCCTTGTAGCTGCCCTTGCGGTAAAAGCCTGCGTCCTCGCCCTTGCGAATATCCTCAAGGCGTTTGCTGACGCGGTGGGCAACAATGCGGCACTGATCCAGATCGTCACTGTCCGGCGAGTAGAAGAATGTTTCGGGGTCAACGGCAAGGATGCGCGGGCCGATGAACGTCGGCACTTGCTTGGTCGCCTTCACGTCCTTGAGGCCCATCAGCACAGGCTCGGTCTGCGGGTTGCCGGACTCGTCAAACATGGGAAGGCCGGTCATGGGGTCAGATATGGGCTGTTGCCCCACGATCTCCTTGTACTTGGCAAGCTGCCAGCCAGCGGCAAGCAACTGCTCGGCGTCGGGCTGTGCCATGCTGTCAAATTCCTGCGTTTCCTCGCGGTACTGCTCGTCCCAGAAGGTTTTCAGCACGCCGTAGTGGTACTTGAGGCAACCGTCCAGCCACCAGCGGATAGTGCGTGCGCCATACTGGTTTTCGAAGATGTTCCAGCGTACCAGCTTGCGCAGACGTTCCCCGGCCTCGGCATCATCGCCAACCCTGATGCCGAAGAAGTCCGGCGAGGTGAAAAGCTGGTCGAGGCCAACTTTCATGCCTTCAACGGACTCGTAGACAAGCGGCGTGACAACCTGTGAGAAGCCGGGCTTGTTCAGGTGCTTGATGCCGTCAGCGTCCTTGCTCATGGAGTAAAGCAGCAGGTATTGCTCGCGCTGTTCGCGCAGCTCGTCTTGCCAGCTCTTTGCACGCTCAAGGTCAGGCGTAACGATCTGTTTAATCAGGTCGTCGGATATGGTGATTTTCTGCGGCATCTGGTTATTCCTTCCACTCGCGATCAAACACCGCGTTTTCCAGCGTCCTGATAATGACGTGGGTTTCTTCTTCCCAATCCTCGCCGCTGGCCTTGGGGCTGAAAGCTATGCACCCTGCCCGAACCAGCAGCAGCTCGCAGACCTCATGAAAGGCCGTGCGTCGAACTTTGTACTCGCTCGGCTCGTCGTTCTCCCATGTGGTCGAGAGCACGATGTCAGCGTTGCGGGCCACCGGGCGGCAGGATGTGATTGCCTTGTTGCCGCCGAGGTCGGCGTTATCTTTCGGGTCGCAGAGCAGCACACGGACAGCCCACGACTTGAGGCCGAATCGCTCAAGCCACTTTTGTACTTCATCGCTGAAGGCGTCGAAATAAGGCGTTGTGTCGTGTGCCATGTGCAATCCTGTAATTATATCCAGCGGCAGCCCTTCGGGGTGGGGTTTTCGGGGATCAGCCTAGCCGCTGGAAAGTTACGCAACCCAACTGGGCTGCTGAAATTTGCGTTGCGCCTGGGCCTGCTGTGGGTATTTCGCCACGTCCAGCCCGCTCATACACAGGTAGCGCATGGCGTCTGCACAGTTATGAACGAGTACACCATTCTCAAGCGTAAACGCTGAAACCCCAGGCACGTCCATGCAGTAAACGTCTGATGTTTCCCCACTATCTATCACCCCAACGCATTTTAGTTGAACACTCTTTTGTGCATGTCTTTGTCTTAGTGTACTTATTAGCTTCAAAGGTGACACCACACACAAGGCAAACACGTTGCACATTGTCAACGCCAGACGCTTTGCGAAACTTTGTTTTACAGTTGTTTGAACAGAACCTTGAACCAACTTTCCCCCCAACGTAGTCTCTGCCACACTGTTCGCACTTGCCAGGGTATTCTTTGTGTAGCAGGTGCTTGTGTTTTTCGTAGTGTTCCAAGTGCCAAGCTTTGCCCTCTTCTGACCCATGCCAAGCCGCTGCTGCACCCCTACATGATTTTGAGAAATCCTTGTTTTCGCGCCCCCGCATGTGTAAAGAAATGTGTTCTTTTTGCGGCAAGAGTTCAAGGTTCTCAATGCTGTTGTTGTTCTTGTCGCCGTCGATGTGGTGGACATGGAATCCTTTTGGGATTTCTCCATTGGCTGACATCCACACAGCTCTGTGCAATCTTTTGCCGTATCGTTGGTAGTATTCTCCACACTTCCAGTAAATAGCCCCGTTAAACTCCTGCTGAACTTCCGAAATAATTTTGACCACGACAGTTCACGCTCCACCCTAAGTGTTTTTCCGTCCAAGTGCCGTGCTTCCATCCACCCACCGTATCCAGCAAAGTCTACATAGAATTTGTGGTCAGGGGTACAGCGCACACTTGTGCCGTCTGAGAACAACACTTTTATAACATGGGTATCGCAGCGCGTCAAGCGAACATTAACAGCACTAGCAACTGAACCATTCCTCGAAACAACATCGACATCACACCCGCAAAGCTCACCAATCATCATGGGGCCATGCGCTGTTTGCACCATAGTTTCGTAAGTGAAACAGTGGTCATTAACCTTCACCACACGGCCCTTTTCATCTCGGATGTACCCGCGCAGCTCGCGCAGCAGGTTCACGCAGTTGCTGAAAATTTGAAGTTTTCCCGTTGAGAGCATTGTCCACACACGCATGATGCCCGCTTCAACGCTGTTGTCTGCCGGGGTCAGATCGAGGCCCAATCCCTGATATTCACCAATCAGCGTTGTGCCGTCCTTCTGGTTCGCCCCCGCGCTGGCCGGGTCAATGACGCCCGGTATCCATGCACCCCGGCCCTTGATGCCGTGCGAGTTCTCAAGCGGCGTGGCCTGTTTGGCGTAGTGCTCGGAGTAGATAACAAGCCTGTCCTCTTCCTCGTTGTACGCACCCCACACAGCCGCCGTGCAGTTCCAGCCCACGTCCATGCCAAATGCCCGTTTCCAGTTGTCGGGCAGATCAAACGGCTGAATCATGTATGCGGCCTGATCCACCGGGTAGATCACGCCTGCGCCCATCTGCGGCAGGCCACGAGAGCGGGCGAGGCGCATAAAGGGCGGGTAGGTCGCAAGCATTTCCTGTTTTGCCTGCTCGGTCAGGTGCGGGGCATCGTCCCAACCCGCCATGACCACAAAACGCCCGTTGGCCTCACCCTCGCGTATGTCGTTGTCAGGGAAGAAGCTCAGTACCGTTTCGGACATGCCCTTGAGAGGCGTAAACGTGAGCATAATCATGCCCGCGTTGGTCATGGTTCGCGTCAGGCATTCGATGTACACAGACAGCGGCGGTTCTTCATCGAGGAGAATAACGTCCACTTCTGTTCCTTGAAACGCCTCGCGCCCCTGGTCGTAAGACTTGAAGTGCAGCGTCGACAGCCCGCCAGAAACGTGGCGCACCTTTACGCTTGAAAAACTGTCAGTAATAAACCCGGCGGCTGTGCCCTTTATCAACGATGGATGGACAAGCGCGTTGCCTTCCAGCAGCTTGCCCTTTTCGCCGATGATCTTCTTCTGCAAAATGTCGCGTGTGGTTTCGCGGGTATCGCCCGATGCCCAAGCCGTAATGGCCCTGTCAAACCGGCGGCCCTGCCACCAGTCTGGATAAAGGCCGGTCAGGTGCAGGGCCAGCTCATAGCCGCCCGCGCCCTCGGTGTTGTGCGTGACAATGCCATGCTCAAGAACGTAAGTGTGGCAAGGGCTGTCAACTTCAATGCATGTGGCAAGCCCACGCCCGCAAGGCTCAATGCTATGCACAACCCAATCGTGGGTTTCTTTGGTGTTTATCCAGTTGTCGACTTTTCTTTTAAGCTTGAATGGGCATATGTCGCCGCTACGGACAATTACGCGCCAACTAGGCAATCCAAGCCCACACTGGTGTCTTGTCTGTCTCTTGTGCCGCTTGGCCTTCATACCAAGAGAGGCGCACAGCCACATAAAGCCTTCACATAACGCATCAGACGTGGTTGTAAACTCGGCCCCACCATTTTTTATAGCGTGTCCGTCAGTATCCATAAGCCCACGCAACAAGGCAAGGCGTTGTTCAAAACTGGAATACAAATATTCTTTCGGTATGTGCTTTTCAGGGCTTTTCTTTCCAGCAAGCCCAAGTTTTTTCATGTCTGTGATAGCACCACGGACAGAGTAGTCAATCCCGTTTCTAGAGCATGGTAAGAGCCTCATTTTGTAGTGTAGCGACACGGCGTCAATGATTTCTGCATCTGGGTTTGACAACCTTACTGTTTCGCAACTCATACCGCCGTCACCCAACAACACACCAAGTACATAAGGGTCAACAAGTAGTTCTGCATCAGTTAACTCAAACGGCCTTGCCATAGGCACAATTGGGCGCTGCTTTGGTCGCGACAGGTTGAACCCTGCAATTTCTTTTGTGTTTCCGACAGTCCACTTACCATATGACGTGTTTTCCTGCCATTTACCGTGGCTGTGGCGCTTTGGATAACGTGATTTAGGCGGTAGATATTTCCACAGGTGTTCACCGCAGCAAATAACAGAGGTATGACCGTCAAAAAAGACCTTGTATATATCGACTTCGCCCTGGGGGTACACGCCCACAACCCGTGTAGGTGTACCGTCACCAGCAATAACCGCATCGCCAACGCTAAGGCTTTCGATTGGCCTGTATCCAGTAGGTGTAGCAACAAGAGTTCCATGCAGACAACTTTTGCCCACGCGGTTGCCAGCCATGAACAGGCGCTGGCGATACCTTGCGCCAGCAGCCATGAACAGCATGTGCTTGGCATACCCTGCACGCTGTTCCGCTGTCTGATACATCCTGTCGATAAGACAGGGCTGCCTGTCCAACCGGATGGAGTCCAGCAGTGCAAGCAGCGCGTCAGGGGTGGCGGGCAGGGCTGTCATTACAGCTTAACTCCAAGCTCTTGTGCCATGCGCAGGGCTTCGGTCATCTTCTCTTCCGTGGACATCGCAGCGATGCGGGCGGTCAGGTCAACGTGGACTTCTTTGGGCAGCACCTTCCCGACCAATGTTAAAAATGCGGTGGGGTTTTCTTTTGCCTGTTCGACCAAATACTTTTGGCCGCCGACGTCATCGAGCGCAGACAAGATCATGCCTTTGAGATCAGCAGTGATCTTGTTCGGCACGCCCTTCTTGCGACCACCAGTTTTTTCAGCACCCTTTGCCTTTGCCATGAATCTACTCAAATCTACTTTATTGTGGTTTTATCGCTTGATCCTTGCCCACCACCGGGCATTCAATCTCTTCCTTGCCACACGCTACCGTGCATCCGTTTGGCCCTAGGTGCGGGCATGACGTTGGGCAGCTGTCTACTTGCGCTTGCGCCAATCCGTTTCGTCCCATCGCCCTTTACCTCGGTTGCACTCGTCACACAGTATTTGCAGATTGTTTAAATCGAGTTCGAGGGCTGGATACAGTGCGCGGGGCTTTATGTGGTCAACACATATCTTCGCGCCTTCAGATGCCTTTGCCCCACACAACATACAGGTAGCGCCATGTTTCTTTAGCGCCTGATACCGCACTGTTTTCCATTCCCATGAATCATAAAAATCTTTTGCACTGAGCCTTTTTGCTGGCTTGTTTGCTGGCTTGCCAGACGGAACCGCTTGCAGGTCAGTCGCACTTCCCTTGCGCGTTCTGACAACAACTGGCTTGAATATTCCTTCGGCTTGCTTGCCCATCAGCATGGCTGCTAGCTTTCTGCACACAGCCTTGTCAGTCTTACCAGTAATTCCGTAGTGCTTTCGCTCCCATGCGGACATCACCTTAATGGAAGTTCCAGCATGGATTCTTGAGAAAAACGTCTTCAACCATTGGAGCCAGTTCTTTCCAATTCCCGCAGAAACCGCGCCTGTTCTACCTTGCCCCGTTCCTCTGCCGCGCTGCTCAGCGTCGTGTCTGGGTTGAACGGGTCGTATCCTTCCGCGTTCGTGATCTGCATGTCCGTTCGCCTGTGATATGCACGGGCATTCATATGCTTCTTTACAGACTTCTTTACAGAGGGAAGCGGCTTTAAAATTAGTGCTCTCGGCGTTCGCTTCACCTCGAATACTCCGCCCGAAATCATCTTTTTGACTGACGATTGCACCACCCTGACAGTCAGTCCGCACTCCTCGGCAATTACGCTCTGGCGCACCTTGATAAATCCCTTTGCCCTGTCCAAGTGCAGAGCCAATATCGCCCCGGCAAATTTCTCCGCATACGTCATTGTTTCTACGGCAGATATCGCTCTGATTATTTCGTAGCTGTTCATTCATGCTGTTACCGCCCAGACCGCGTTTTATTCTTGGGCAGGCTGACGCGGTAATTCAGCTTTTCGGCCCGTCGGCCTAGCCCAAGGAAATTCGTCCCGCGTTGTATGTATGTGAGTGCGGGATGCTCACAGTTGGAAACTAAATAACGGCCTTAACTACCAGTGTGACGACAGTCGCCACGCCACCGGCAACAATCCCTGCGCCTGCAATCCACCCGGCTACCCACACACCACGATTTTCAAGTGCCTGAATGCGTTTCCCGTGGTCGCGCAGTTGCGAGATAACTACCTCGTCAAGACGCTGGTTGAGTCCTGCAAGCTGCGCCTCGATGCGGGCAAGGCGTTCTTCGGGTGACATATCGCCCATGCCGCCACCTAGAACAGTTCTTTCAGAACGTTGGCAGCGATCTTCATCAACCGCTCAAAGTTGTCCATGGTCATGCCGGGGGCAAAATCCGGCCAGATCATGCGGGCGAGAAAGAACAGCACGAACAGGGCAAACGAAACCACAACCACATAGCGCAAAAGAAATTTCGGACTGAGCCGACCACGCGCAAACGCCTTGGTTTCTTCCAAGTCTTCTTCGGCCTTGATCTCTGCCACCTTACTGTTATCAGTCCACAGCTTAGCCAGCAGTTGACCGATGAAAGGTATCTTGCCCATGAAGGCTGTGAGAATGCCCACCAGATTAAGCATTATCGTTCCTCCCGCAGCCCTGCGAGGCACATGTCAGATTCGTACTTGCGGCGTTTGACCAAGCCCGGCAGTTCTTGGCCCTTGGCGGTCTTGTATATCTCGGCGATGCGCTCACAGCCTCGTTTGTAGTCCCCGGCGTTGAAATATCGGGCCACGGACGAACGGCAAAAAGCCCCGGGGCCTACGTTGTAGGCCATCGAGGTTGCGGCAGCTATCACCTTGTCGCTTTGATAGCGGAGGGATGGGACACACTCCATAATAGGAGCGGATGTTTCGTAGAGGTGGTCGTTGAGCGACTTCACACACTCGTCAAACGAGTAGTGCTGGCCGGGGATAACATCGGTTGTATCACCCCAGCACTTTGTCCATATGCCCACAGGGTCTTGATACGCCTGCGGGACGTAGCCCTCAAAGTCTGCAACGGTGTCGATGGACAGATTAGCCGCACCAACGCCGAGAAGCAGCGAGAGTGCCAACCCTGCTGCTACCTTGCCCGGCGCGATCTTGTACGGAATCTTACCCACGCAAATACTCCCGTTTGAGAGTAACTATACTGCGTGGTGCAATCTTTTACCTATATGAAAGATTGTGAGAAATGGTCAATTAATGTGAAACATTGTCAACGACACTTTTCGAAGGCCTGCTTTTGGCGTGCGTGTCCAGTTCTTCTCGGAATGCAAACACACCGCCATCCTTGCGCACCGGGTAACCTCGCGCCAGTATCGTATTGCGCGTCAGCCCCAAGTACCGCTCAATCTGTACCCAACCCTGCAACTGTGTGCTCCGCTCTGACCGTACGTCCATGCCCTACCTCCTACGCCGCCACCGCGCTGCCCGGCGCGTCAGCAAAGATTTCCATCGGTCTTGCCAGCAGTTCCCACACCCGGTAATTGCCCGCCGGATGCGTGTCACTGCACCTGTACCGCACCGCGCACACATGCCCGTACTCGTCGCGCTCCCAACGTGGCCCGAACACGGTCATGTTGTCCGGCGCACGCATTGCGGCCCGGGCGGTGTTGATGGCGTGCGATACTCGGTCGATGTCGTCCTTAATTGTGCCGTCGAGCTGTACCCGTACTTCAATCAGCATGTTTCCTTACCTCCTGCCGTTGTATGCCGCACCCTGTCCTTGAGTTCCGCTTTTTTCGCATCACAGAACCGCTGCACAGATGCGCAATAGCCCGTAATTCTTCTGGTTCTCTCAAACCCCACGCCCTGCCCTATGGTGGTCGTCAACTGATGGTTTACAGCCACTACACTATCCTCCCGTCAATGATCTTCCGGTTGTCCACGCGGTAGTACCCGTCCGCGTCCAGTTCGACCACAGCGAACCCCGCCACCCAATCGTTCTGTGGGCGGTATGCCGGGCACATATTCGCCAGCGTACCAACGCAATGGCAGGCTATGGTCTGGTTGTGGATGTTCTTGGCGTATTTCTCATCCGTGGTGTGGATATGTCCCACCATAAGCGAGGCCTTGGCCCGCTCAAGGTAGCGGTGCGCCGGGTTCACGCGGGGGCAGATGCCAAGCTCGTGGCCGTGCAGGATGGAGAGTTTCCCGAAGCTGTAAAACAGTCCCGTTTCCTGCTTGAGTCGCTCGTTATCCACCCATCGGATTTGCAGGCGGTCAAGCTCAAGCTGCTCAGGGATGGTCAGTCCCTTCAACGCCGCAATCTCGGTTGCCTTGTTCCATAAATATGCTTGCAACCGCTTCTCATGGTTGCCCTGAATGTACACAAAACTGGCCTTGGGGAATTGCTCCCGCAGCCACCCCAAGCCGCCCACTACCAATTCAAACTCCTCATTCAGCGGAATGGTATCCGGCCCACGCGCAAAACGGCTGATTGATTCGCAGTCTGCCGCGTCGCCGCCGATAATGACGTGGCTCACGTTATAGCGCTGCTTGGCGTCCTGCACGGCCATTTCGAGGCTTTGCTGATCTTGGTAGGGCCAGTGTATGTCGTACAGGCACAGGGCAGTTTTGATCGCTTTTGAGATAGCCTGCTGCCCTGCAAGCTCCCGCTCCATTGCCGCCATACGCCAGCGCAGGGAGGTACGCGGTACGCCATTAAGTCTGGCAGCCTTGGCCAGCGGCATTCCCCGCGCTATCACGTCCTGCGCGGCTGCTGACAGGCTATCCATTGGCCCACCCAAGCAAGTGTAGCATGTGCCAAAACACTGGTATGCCAAGCTCTTTTGCCCGCAGCACTTCGGCATTTGCGCCTTCCGATTGTTCCCATCCCGGCAAAACAAAAACGGCTTGCGCAGCTTCAAGCCATGCCATGGAATGTTCACGAAAAGCCTCTACGGACTCCCCCTGACACATGCCATCCATGGCATACGTTTTATCGTGCCATGGGCAGAATGGGGCCAGCCCCTCATGGAAAAGCTCGGCGCACGCCCGTTCACCGCGCCCAATGTTTTGCAGCACGCCAAGCACATTGTCCGCGCTGTACGGTCCTGCCACATATACCCGCACTCGTTTAGCCATGCTTCACCTCGCCAAGCTCTTTCAGCCTGATAGCCATGGCCCCGGCGTAGTTTATAACGCCATATGTTTCTGCCACGGCGGCATCAGTCCCACGCAGTTTAACCAGCCGCCCTGCCTCGATGGTCTTCTTGATGATCTGGTAGGCCAGCGCGGCGCATGGATGCCCGTCCAGAAGCCGCGTAATCGCCAGTATGGGCTGTTGGTCAAAAGGTTGGTCGTTGGCATGGCGTTCCTTGCCCTTGCCGCCGGATGCCTGCTCAACAGCGGCCACAAACTCGTCACGCAGCATTTCGTAACCGTCATTGATTGCCGCCATGGCTTCATCTGCCGTCATGTCCCGTTCCGTACCCATGATTCCGTCCTTTCAGCCCGTGACATTTTGTCACGAGGTGTTAAGCTACCGCGCCCACAACTTGCAGCGCCTCTTCTGCCGTCCGCACAACGGCCTTCTGCCCGCGCCATTCCTTGAAAAATACTTCCTGCTCTGGTGTGAGCTTGCCGCCCGGTTCGCCCTTGGCCTTTGGCACTTTGACCTCAAGCAGCAGGTTTTTCCCCCGTACCCCGATGAGTAAATCCACTGGCTTTCCGATAAACATCACGTCACACCCGCAGATCTTGAGCGCGTCAACAATCTCGCGCTGGTTGCGGTCGACCTTGGCGGCGTACTTAGGCATTCGTCGCATTTCGTTCCTCCTTCATCTTCTTCACGGCCTCATGCACACCTGCAATCAGCGCCCTCTGGTGTTCCCGGCATAAGCAAACCTCAAACGGTGCGTATATTTCCCACGGGGCATCGGTTTCGTGCAGCGTTATTTTGTCGGCTGGTGAGTTGTTGCAAATTACGCAACAACTGGCTGAGGTTTCCCATTTCTCCAACGCCTCGACCCTGTCCCGCAGCGCAGCGTTTTCGGCCCGCAAGTCGTCGCACGTCGCGCAACCGGATGTGCCGCTTTCTTTAAGGAATGTTCTGCCTTCAGGCGTAACCTCCCACGACCACGTGATGCCGTTATCCCGCCGGAACACCAGTCCACGTTTTTCCAGCGCGGCCATCGTATTCTTTGTCCAGTAAACCGACGCGTCACAGTATGGCGCATCCAGATCAATCAGCGCCTGCCGCATATTGTGAGTAAGATCCATTGTATCTTTCCCCTCCTCACACACCCTGCACGCCAGCTCGCCAGCCCAAACCCCGGCGCAGTCGGTGCGGTTACACATTACAGGCCGTTGTCCTCAGCCTTGGGCGCGAACATGCCGCCAGGCTCTGTCCCTTCGATAAAATTCGTGAACGGTTTTTCAAACCGCAGCCACATGGAGCCAGTGCCAGAACTGCGGCCTTTGGCTACCACAGCCTTGATTGGCGGCACGGACTCGCTCAGCATGCGTTTCTGTGTGTGCAGAAACAGCACAATGTCGGCGTCCTGTTCGATGGCTCCAGACTCGCGCAAATTCGACAGTGACGGCTCTTTATCTAGCTTGTCCGACTCACGGTTTAGCTGGCTGAGCAGCAGCACAGGGCAGTTGCAGTCAAGCGCAAGCTGTTTGAAGCTGCGGCTCATTTCGGCAACCTCGCGCTCACGGCTGGGGCTTTTCGTATCGGCCTCCATGAGTTGCAAGTAGTCCACCACGATCAGCCCTACGCCGCCCATGCTTTTTGCAATCCTGCGCACTTCACGCGGCGTCATGGGGGCTATGGACTTTTCTACGATCATCAGGGGCAGAGCATCCAGTTGGTCTTGTGCTCGTTGCACTTTAGGCAGGATATTGGGAGCATGTTCGATGCCCTGACGGAATATGCGCGAGTCAATGCGGGCTTCGCGGGCAAGTATGCGGGCGGCTACAGTTTCGTCCTTAACCTCGCGGCTGATAAACAGCACTGGATGCCCGGCGCGGGCCGTTTCAACGCTCAGGCAGCCAGCCAGAGCCGTTTTGCCCATACCTGGGCGGGCAGCCAGAACAGCAAGTTCACCGGGGGCCAATCCGCCCTTGAGCACCTTGTTCAACTGCGGCCACGGTGTCGGCAGCGGCTTTGCGGCCTCGCCACTCTCCAACTTTGCCACCACCCGGCGCATGATTGCCGAAAGGCTGTAATCAGTCCGATCAGCGCAGCCGTCCTCAAGCTGCGTTGCAAGCGTTGCGGCCCCGCTGGCAATCTCCGAAGGCTCGTTACCGTACCGCTGGCAGTCAGCGACCATGCCCAGCAATTTGCCCTCGGCCTGCTGTTTAAGGCCTTCGCGGCGCACAACTGCTGCCAAGTGCAGAATGGATTCTTCTTTGCTTCCCATGATGGCAATGGTGCAGTAATCAGCCACGTCAGCGGCTACCATAGGCGGGTAATCGTTGGCGTGCTTGTGTATCCACTGCCACACGCTCACGGGGTCAGGGCGGCTGTGATCTGCGGCAATCGCGCTGATGGCGTCATAAACGGCCTTGGCCTTGTAATCGTGGGAAAGCAGGACAGCAGGGCAAACAGCCAACACGGCGTCAGGCTCAATCACGCGCTGGACAATCCCGCAGAATGCCGCATTCACAAAGTCCCGCTCTGCCTCACGGCGCATTTCAATCACGTTGGCGATCTGGCTCATGGCTATGCGGCCTCCCTGCGGCTGTACTTGCCCTCAATGACCTTGGCGAAGTTCTTCGGCATTGCTATCCAGTCCAGCGAGGCAAAAAATGGCTTGCCGTCACGGTCTGTCACCCGGCCCATGAGAAAATCACACTCGCGGCCAACGTACTCAAACATGCGCCTGAAATAATCCAAGCCTTCTGCCTGTGAGGAAAAAGCCTTTGCCTCCCAACGCTCACGCCATCTTGCGCCCAAGTTTCCCTTGCGTGCCTTGTCCCAAACTTTCATGCGTGGCAGCACCGGGAGGAGTTCGTGGTACATGTCCAAAATCTGCTGGTGAGGGCAAGGCGGAACCTTGGTTCCGGCATCTTCACGAAGTGAAGACTCTTCTATTCTTTCCTTCTTACCTTCTTTGATTGTGTCCACTGGTTGACCGCTGGTTGACCGCTGGTTAACCGCTGGTTGCCCACATTTTTCATCCTGCGCTTGATAGGTATTCCAATTTACAAGCGTTATCATTGTCCACTTGTTGCCCACATTTTCAATTTTTATCACGCCGTCTTTTTCGAGATCACGCAGCGCGCGCATTACGTTTGTGCGTGGCTCGCGGAGTTCTTCGGCAAGCCCTTTCACACTGGTTGCAATCTGGCCGGGTGCAACTTGACGACCGCAGAAAAATCCGCCTTTCCAGTTGGCATCCACAAAAATGGTCAGAAGTATTGCACGATGGATTGCAGAGCGATTGTAGGACTGTGAGTCCTTAATCTTGCGCCAAACTTTGAAGTATCCGCGCTCCATACTTCACCAACAAACCTTGACTGTTCTGCTTATAATGTGCATAATAGCTCCATTGAGTAACTGGTTCATTCTCTGCTAGCCCCTGTTTCCGTCAGGGGCTTTTCTATTTACTGCGCATCCTTGTTCTCGCGGGCCTTTGCCAGCCGAACGCGCATTGCTTCCCTCTGTTCATCGGAGTATTCGCGGGGCTTGTAGTTGGGGTTTTTCCCGTATCGGAATTTGTACAGCGGGCAATCCTTAACCGGGCACTGGTGAACTTCCATTCGGCTGTCACCAGAACAGTCTAGACATTTTGCGCGTATCGCCCGCATGGCAGTCATGGTTCTTTCAGTTCCGTTGTCCATTCTCTATTCTCCTGTCAGTCGAAAATTATTTTTTATGCCATTCCGGAAGCTGGCATGTCGTCCTGAACCCCACCGCCTCCCCCGTAATCGTGCAGTAGCCAAGCCACCAAGCCTTGCCGTCTTTCCGATGCCAGCACAGGCATTCGATGCAGCGCGGCGGCTTCAATGCAGCGCCGTGTACGTTTCGTCCGGCGTAAATCCGTCCATGTTGGCGCGATGCTTTTTCAGGTGCTTTTCCTTACATGCCGGGCAACGGTAGGCCGTTGTGGGCTTTTTGCAGTCATGGCAAAGCCATTGATCTGCGGGATCCTGCACAGTCTTGCGCTCGTAGTTGTCGTGATAACTAAAAGTGATGGACATGCTATTCGTCTTCCTGTGTTACTGACTTTTGTGTGACTGCCCAATCAACCCAACTGCCTCGCCCTGTTTTCCGAACGTACCCGCTGGAAATAGGCGAGGCGGTTGCCGTTGAACGAGCTACTTACCATGCGCTAGTCGTCGTCGAACATGCGCGGGTCAAACTGGGCGTTAATCAACCGGTGATGCCGCCACATGCTGACCACCAGCGCGAAGATGAACACGATTGCGAGCGCCCCAAGCGCTGCGGCGAAGTAGAAGAAATATTCCAGCATGGTTCACCTCACGGCCTGCACCAGCCCTGCCAGAACGCCGCAGTAGGCAGCGATCAGCAGGAAGGCGCAGAGGGTTATGCGGTCAAGCAGCATCTTCGCCTCCGCGTTGTGTGGCAGGGGTTGCTGTAGCCGGGGGCCACAAGTCTGGCCGTAGCTCTGAGCGGGGAATGCCAAGGGAGTTGGAGTATGCGACTGCATTTTCAGCACACATTTTTCGTGTACCCATGCAATGGGCATAAACAACGCTTATGGACTTGACACCAACCTTCACAGAAAGCTGTTTAAAGGTAAGCTCATGGTCACGCCTATACCGTTCAAGCTCTGTTTTCGGTTCAGGGAGAACAGCGAACGTTTTTTCTTTGCACTTTTTAAGACGAAGGTGATATGGGTTAAGCAGGTCTCCACTACTAGTACGGAATTCCAATTTAATATCTTTGCGTATTTCAAGAAGATAAAGATACTTGTATCTGTTCCTGTCAAATGCCTGTCGCGTACCCACAACCTCAATGTAAATTCCTCTGCGGTAATCAAAAAAGTCAGGACGATATACGCCACCTTTGAAGCGGATTGGCGCAGGCTGGCTTTCCCATTCGTCATGGTCGAAAAATACGGAAGCAAAATGCCGCTCACGGTCATTTCGGATGGCCTCAATCTTTGCCCGATTAGACATTACAGCCTCCTCGGTTACGAAGCCCCGCAGTCTGCTTGAGGGCAGCCATCGCCAGGCGCAAGGCATCAGCATTCGCAGACAGAACGTCAGAACGACGCCCCTTGCGCAACCGGCTAATAACTACAGGAGTAACCCCCGCCGTGGTCGCAAGCTGAACCCCTGAAACGTCATATGTTTCGAGGAAATCAACGACTTCAGTAACAATAGGTGCTTTCTTCATGTCTCCATATTACCTCAAGGCAATTAATAATGCAAGACGTGTTACCTAAAATATATTTGCGTTTATATTACTTTTTGGCAATAAAATCTTGCACAACATGTTGCCTTTTGGTAATCTGACTTTGCGAGCAGGGAACACGCCACCGAGCAGCGCCACAACGGCAGAGCAAAGTGAGCGACCCCGGCAAGCAAAACGGATTATGGGCCACACATACCGAGAGCAGGATAGCCGCAAGCTGCCAGACCTGAGGGCGAATGCCCGTTGAAGGCGAGGTGAAGCGGGAAAGCAAGGCAGGGCCAGAGGCAGCCGACGACAAGCCGTAGGTAGGCCAACAGGGTTCAAGGTTTAGACTGATTACGGCGAACAGGTCATTGAAAATTGAGCGCGATGAAGCCCCCGACCCTGATGTGAAGCACATTGCAGGTGAAGCTACAGGGACAAGGGCAGAGCGGTACACGGTTGGCACGATTGGGTAAGGCCGCCGTGAAATCATTGGATAAATCGAATCTTGTTTCTGACCTGCCTTCGGATACGGGGGCAGGGATTGGAGCAGAATTTAAACCACAACAAACCAAGGAACAGCAATGAATATCAACGAGTTGACGATTGGGCAGGCGAAAGAACTCGCCGCGATGTTCGGAAGCCAGAAGGCCTTGGAAGGCCTCAACAATTTCTGCATCGGAAGCACCGTCATTGTCCGCACCTATTCTGCTGGCGTGTGGTGCGGTACGCTGGTGCAGAAGTCCGGCAACGAAGTCGTTTTGGTCAACGCCCGCCGCATGTGGCGCTGGTGGTGCAAAGAAAGCATCAGCCTGTCCGGGGTGGTGCGGTACGGCATCGACCGTAGCAAAAGCAAAATTGCAGCCGCTGTTGACAGCGTGTGGCTTGAGGCAATTGAAATTATGCCCATTGATGGGCAGGCTGAAAACTCGATCATGGAGGCTGACATTGTACAGGCTGAATAACGGCTACGGCTCTGGAAACGGCTCTGGCTCTAGCAACGGCGACGGCGACGGCTACGGCAATGGCTCCGGCGACGGCTACGGCAACGGCGACGGCAACGGCTCCGGCGACGGCTACGGCGACGGCGACGGCTCCGGCGACGGCTACGGCGACGGCGACGGCTCCGGCTACGGCGACGGCTACGGCAACGGCTCCGGCGACGGCTAAACGAATTTCTTTTGACCGCTGGCCCCGGCACAGCCAATTCATTAACCCACCACTCCCGGCGCTCGTCGGGTTTCATATACACGGGGCGGCTTCGGTCGCCCCTAACTTTTTGGGAGTTCTTGGGTGTGGGCGATGGCAATAGTAGCGCACTGGACGTCATGTGTGCGGCGTTTTGCGCCTGCTGTCGTCCTCACCCCAAGAAAGCCCAAAGGAGGCGCATATGAAAGAATGGAAACTTTGGCGCGAAGAACGCCCCACAGACAATAAGGCATTGTACCGCTGGCGGGTTTCAGAGCGCAAAATTTTAGGCATGATGCTGCGCCCTGAATGGAGCGAAAAGTTGCACCTGTGCGGCATGGGATTTTCCGACCTAGAATACTGGCCCACATTTTCGGACTGGAACGGATATACGAGGTCTGTAGACCCATCGCTTGAGTGGCGGCTTGCTACATCACAAGAGGCGGAAAATAATATTTATTGGGGTGGCCTTGACCTTCTCCAATGCCCATTCACCGGAGCAACTCCAGTGGTAATATATATGGGTAAATTCATAGGTGCGCCGCCGTATAGGCCAGAATGGTTAGGCATTAAGTCCCATATGGTGAGCAGCTTGGGTTGGGCGTCTGCCGAAGCAATGCGCACAGCATGGAACACCCGCCCATAGTCGATAAAGGAGGCGCATATGTATGACGAAAACACCAGCTTGAAGGCCGAAATTGCGGCATTGCGCCGCAAGATTTACGGATTGGAATTTGACCTTGAGGCCGCACGTTCCAGTGTTTCCAATGCAGCCCTTGAAGGCCCAGGCTACTATCTCTTTTCTGAGGACGGCGAAGCAAACAGGTTTACGTCTCAGCGTGAGGCGTGGTTACACCAACTCAGGTTACAGGACGAAGGCACGACCTCAGTCCGTGTGCTGGTTCAGGAGCGAATACAGGGAGTTGATCAGGGCGAACACTTTGAATGCCCACCGCGTCCCTCGAATGACCCGCAGGACGTGCGCAATGCTGCGTAGCGACACAATCAAACGTGTAATTATAGCCGCTGGCATCGCTTTGGTGCTGGCGGTTTTTCAATCACTGGAGGTAGCGACATGTCCGTAGTGCAATTCATCAGGCAGAAGCGCCGCAAGCGCCCGATCAAGTGCGTATTCAGATTCATGGGCAGGCCAGCAGTTATCGCGCTGTGCTGGACGATGGCCGAGGTTGCGCAGGCGTTTCAGCAGGCAAGGGGAGCGTGATGGGCAAATATACACCTGGGTACGAAGTCACTACAGATGGTCGCGTTTTTTCTGTGTCAAGCAATTGGCGAGGGTATGGGATCAGGGAAATGCGCGCAAGTTTGAACAGCGATGGATATCCTAGTGTCAGGATCACTATCGACGGTGTGCGAAAGATGTATACAGTTCATAAGTTGGTTGCCTTATATCACTTGCCGCCGAAGCCAAGTGAAGACTGTGAGGTTCGACATCTAGACGGAAACAAATTGAATCCAAAAGCATGCAATCTGGCTTGGGGAACGAAGAAAGAAAACGCAGCAGATCGTGATCGTCATGGGCGCACCTATCACATGACGACGCATGAAGCCCGGGCAAGGGCAGAGAAGTCTTCGCGAGTGAAGAATGCCCGCGCCCGCGCCGCCATCCGCAAGGCCGAGGGGGAGTGATGGACGCCGAAACCGCCCGCCAAGAGCGAATCATGGGCATACGCAGGATAGTGCGGAAGCAAAAAGAGATCATAGCAGAAAGGCGCGGACGGGCCGCATCCAGCCAGCGTGGGCGCTACCACCACTTACAAACTTACGAGCTGTGCGTTAGGTGCGGCACGAACTACGCGATACCGGGGCAGACGCTGTGCGTTGAGTGCGCGTTGTACCATAACCAGATGCGCAGTGGTGCGCAGCAAGCGCCGAGGAGGTAGTGATGGCAAGGCTTGTTAAGGTTGTCGGGCATAAAGACAATTGGGATATATGGTTTTCATCTGCAAAGGTTTCTGCCGTTTCTTGTGACAGAGGCAAGTCAACGCTGCATGTGTATACCGTTGGAAGTGACGACCCATTTGTTTTTAACTTCGACGATGAAGTGTCCAGGGATGCATCAGCAAAAGAGTTCATGCACAAATTGAATTTGTGTGGGATGTAGCCATGTGCCGCCATATCGCAACCTGCCCCACGGCGGGGCCGGGGTGTGCGCAGGCAACGCGATGCCCGGTGAGTGAGGATGATAATTACGTTGGCCCTGTGAAATGGCCGTCTTTGTTTGGAGGGTACGATGTGCGAATTGAAGGATTTACAGAGTGCGGAAATTGGGGAGATCGCAGCGGCACTTTCCGTTGCCCAAGCGGAGATCAACCCGGCTGAAAAGAATGCCACAAACCCGCACTTGAAGAACAAGTACGCGAACATTTCCGCTATTTATGACGCTGTACGCGAAGTGCTGCCCAAGCATGGACTATGTGTCGTGCAGACAATGCTGCCCACAGACGGCACACGCGCCCATGTTCGCACGACATTGGCCCACAAGTCAGGCCAGTGGTTTGCCAGCGAGTGCGTGATGCCACTTGATCGGCAGGGGGGAGCGCAGGGCATGGGCAGCGCAATCACTTACGCCCGCCGTTACAGCCTGTCTGCAATCCTTGGCGTCGTGGCTGATGAAGATGACGACGGGAACGGTGCGCAGGGACGAAACAACAGGGCGCAGATCGAAAAAGATCGTGCCGCCGCCAAGGCCAACAACCCCAACCCGCCAAGCGACCCGCAGCGTAAAATGTTCATGTCGATGATGTCGAAGAAACACAACGGCAACCGCGATGCAATTCTTGACGACCTGTCGAAATATTTTGGGCGAAAGATTGCCAGCTCAAACGAGCTTACCAAGGCTGAAATTTCCGAAATGATTGAAGTGCTAAACAACGGCAGGGAGGCCGCATAACCAAATGAACGTCTGCATATTTTCAGGCCGTCTGACAAAGGACGCCGAAACTCGCTACACGCAGTCCGGCAAGTGCGTCTGCTCTTTCGGCCTCGCCGTGGATACAGGGTTTGGCGATAACAAAAAGACCGTGTTCCTCAACTGCTCGGTCTGGAACAAGGAAGCACTGGCGCAATACTTGACCAAGGGGAAGCCAGTTATCATCCACGGTGAATATACCGAGCGCGAATGGCAAGCGCAGGACGGCAGCCAGCGCAAGACGGCTGAAATCATCGTGCGCGACATTGAGTTCCAGCAGGGTCAGCCGAAGGGCGCAGATCAGACGCAGGGCGCACCACGGCAGCAGCCAGCGGCAAGGGGCAATGCGCCGAGGCAGCAGACGGAACAGCAAGACAACCTCGATTCCTTGCCTTTTTGATAAGGAGCCACCATGCCAAAACTGCAAGACTTAACAGGTAAAGTTTTTGGTAGACTAACAGTAATAAAGAGGGACGGCTCTAATCCAAAGGGCCGTCCTACATGGCTATGCGCCTGTTCTTGTGGCGAAATTGTTGTTGTAAAAGGAGATTCTTTGCGCGGAGGCGGCACCAAGAGTTGCGGATGCCTTAGAAGGGAAGCGACCGGGGATAGGACACGGCGGCATGGAAAAACAAGAACGAGGCTTTACAATGCATGGCAAAACATGAAAGAGCGTTGCCGGAAAATAAGTAACCCATATTACGGGGGGAGGGGCATATGCGTATGCAAAGAGTGGCAAGACTCATATGAAAATTTTGAGGCATGGGCACTTTCTGCTGCATATGAAGACAACTTGACCATAGATAGAATAGATAACAATGGCGGGTACTCTCCAGAGAATTGCAGATGGGTTACACATACAGTGCAGATGCGTAACGTCAGGTCTAATCGTCTATACAAAGGAAAGCCGATCTCTCAGTTGTGCGAAGAACAAGGGCTTGACTATGGATATGTACGGAGGAGATTAAATTTCTATCATGACAATGAATCAAAATTCTTTTGATAACAAGCGCCGCCCGTCCTTTTCAGATATATGTGACGAAATTTCGTCCATGCTCTCCATTCCTGACGAAGACTTGACCGACGAACAGCGGGCCGCAATGGATGCGTACCTGGACGACCTCGCAGGGCAGGAAGCCGACAAAGTGGACGCTTTCGGCTCGTTTATCCGCGTTGAGTCTGCCCGCGCCGAGGCCTGTAAGAAAGAAGCGCAGCGGCTGGCCAACAAGGCCAAGACGGCAGAGGGCCGCATTGCATACCTCAAACACTTGTACCTCTGCACCATGCAGTCAAACGGGCTGAAAAAGGTACAAGGCAGCGCGTACACGTTGAGCATCCGCGAGGCTGACAGCGTGGACGTGACGGACGTTACAGCCCTGCCAGACATATACTTGCGCCGGAAAGAGTCGGTAGAGCCTGACAAGACCGTGCTGAAAGAAGCCCTCAAAGGCGGGCTGGAAATACCCGGCGCAACGCTGGTCAAAACTTCCAGCTTGCAGATCATATAGAACACCCTCCCTCACATCACCCTACACGACAGGCGGCATCTGGATGGTGTCGCCTGAACCTGTGTGGTAATGCGAGCCATTTGGACGCAAAGCCCAATTGACAGTGTTTGCAGACAAAAGGGCAACGATAACAACAGGTTCCCATTTTGACGCAAATCTAACCCGCATAAGGAATCGCAATGCCGAAAGTAAAAGATAAAAACCTCCCGCCCACCATTGGGCCGCGAGGCGGGGAGCACGCCACTTTGGTGAATGTTTGCTCATATGAATGCCCTTCACGCCCTTGTTACCAGCCAATGCCGGACAAAGGTTCTTTCGTCAACGGTCGAGGATACACTTCGTACAAAGAGAATCCCGAATGGGTATGCCGAACCCGGCATCTTTGGGGTTGTCCGGAAAATATAGAGTGATGTTTTATGCTGATGCACCTCAACCCGCGCCCGTCCGGCTCGTAGGCGGGCAACAAAACTATATGCAACAGAACATCAATAGCATTCATGCGGCATGGGCCAACCTCGAACGTGAGCTTAAAGACGCTGCCAGCGAAAAGCGCGGGTGGAAGACTGCTGCCGCCCGTGCGCATAAAGAAACCTTTGTGCTGGAAAAGCTGCTCAAGGAATTTCGCAAGGTGTCCTGCGCCGAAGCAAACGGCGAGTAACCCCAAACCCCTGCCCGTGGGGCGATACGCGGGCCATATTTATTTGACCCATGCTTGACTGACGCCGCCCACTGAGGCGGCTTTTTATTTCTGGAGGCAAAAGTGAACTATCGGGACTTTCTTGAGGATAAGCTGACCCTTTCACGGCACTCAGGCTTTGCCGTTCCAGCCGAGTCCATCCACCCCATGCTCAAGCCCCACCAGCGCGACATTGTACGGTGGGCGATACTGGGCGGCCGCCGTGCCATTTTTGCCGCCTTTGGCCTTGGCAAATCTTTTATGCAACTTGAGTGCATGCGCCAGATTGCCAGTCACGAGGGAGGACGACAACTTATCATTGCTCCCCTGGGTGTCAGGCAGGAGTTCCGGGCCGACGCTGCCAAACTGGGCATGGATCTCACCTTTGTACGCCGAGACGACGAACTTTCCGGCCCCGGCCTGTACATCACAAATTATGAATCCGTGCGCGATGGTCGCTTGCATGTAGAAAATTTCAATGCCGTGTCACTGGACGAAGCGTCTGTCCTTCGTTCATTCGGCAGCCTGACTTACCAAACCTTCCTTACGCTGTTCGAGAGCGTAAAATACCGCTTTGTTGCCACAGCAACCCCTAGCCCCAATAGATATAAAGAGCTTATCCACTATGCGGGTTTTCTTGGCATCATGGATACTGGGCAAGCTCTGACCCGTTTTTTCAAACGAGACAGCACCAAGGCTAACAATCTCAACCTTTACCCGCACAAAGATCGCGAGTTTTGGTTGTGGGTAAGCTCATGGGCCGTGTTTCTTCAAAAGCCGTCCGACCTTGGATACTCTGATGAAGGCTACGACCTGCCCAAACTGCACATCCACTACCATAAGGTAAGTACCACAGCAGGACATGTTTGCGACAAACGCGGACAGCTTCAGCTTGTGGACAACGCAGCCATGAGCCTGCAGGCAGCTAGCCGCGTAAAGCGTAACAGCTTGCCCGCACGTATTGCTCAGATGCAAGCCATCCTCGCCACCAACCAAGGTGAACACTGTATCATCTGGCACGACCATGAATCTGAGCGTCACGCCATCAAAAAGGCCGTGCCCGCTGTGGTTGACATCCACGGAAGTATGGACCTGGAAGAACGCGAAGGCCGTGTAGTTAGTTTCTCCAATGGCGACATTTCCTTGTTCGCCAGCAAGCCAATTCTCTCTGGTTCTGGCTGTAACTTCCAGCGCCATTGCCGCATGGCCATCTTCCTGGGCATCGGATTCAAGTTCAACGACTTCATACAAGCCATTCACAGGATCTACCGCTTTCTTCAAGAGCGGGAATGTCACATTCACATTATTTATGCCGATGCCGAAGGCCAGGTGCTTGAATCCCTGCAAGCCAAGTGGGCACGGCATGAAGAGATGGTGCAAAAAATGAGCGAGATCATTAAAGAGTACGGTCTTTCCGCTGCCCGAATGCAAGACGAGCTGCGCCGCTCCATTGGCGTCGAGCGCATCGAAGTTACTGGCCAGAGCTGGACAGCCGTAAATAATGACTGCGTTGAAGAAACACGTCGTATGTCAGAAAACTCTGTGGGCCTTGTCTGCACTTCCATACCTTTCAGCAACCACTACGAGTACACGCCATCGGCCAACGACTTTGGGCATACCGACGACAACGCGCATTTCTGGGCGCAGATGGATTTTCTGACGCCGGAACTTTTGCGCATCCTTCAGCCTGGCCGCATCTACGCTTGCCACGTTAAGGACCGCATTCTTTTCGGCAACGTGACGGGCGCAGGCGCACCTACGGTCAGTCCGTTCCACGCTGAGGCCATATTCCACAGCCTGCGACACGGGTTCGACTTTATGGGCATGATTACCGTAGTGACTGACGTAGTGCGGGAGAACAATCAAACGTACCGCCTTGGTTATACCGAAAACTGCAAGGACGGAACAAAGATGGGCGTAGGCAGTCCTGAATATGTGCTGCTGTTCCGCAAGCCGCAGAGTGATCGAGGCCGCGGCTACGCAGATGTGCCTGTCAACAAGTCAAAAGACAGCTACAGCCTGGCGCGCTGGCAGATCGACGCACATGCGTTCTGGCGCAGCTCCGGGGACCGCTTCATGACCGCCGACGAAATGGCCGCGCTGACGCCTGACGTTTTGGCCAGCTACTTCACCTCGTCTAGCCTGGAAGTCATTTATGACTATGAGGAACACGTCCGCATCGGGGAACGGCTACAAGCCAAGGGGGCGTTGCCCTCGCAGTTTATGTCTCTTGCCCCTGGCAGCCATTCTGAATGGTGCTGGCATGACGTGACGCGCATGCTGACCCTCAACGGGAAACAGGCTCAAAAAGGCTGGCAAGCCCATGTCTGTTTGGGCAGAGGTTCACTTGTGCTTACGCGCCGGGGGTTCATCCAGATTCAAGACGTACAGGTCGGCGACCTTGTTTTAACACATCAAGGGCGCTGGCGAGCCGTGGAGGTTGTCGCGAATACTGGTGTCCGCCCGGTGGTTGAGCTTCATGCGCAAGGCGTTCCTGCCCTGACGTTGACGCCAGAGCATAAGGTTTGGACGCGTAAATCAAAATGGGTGCGCGAGCGTGACGGAGCAGAAAAAACAGACCCCATGTGGGTTCGTGCAGACGAATCCGTCGGCGGATATGTGAACATGAAGCTACCGCCAGTTGAAGACAGTGAAATTACCCTGCAAGAGTGCTGGATCATCGGGCGTTGGCTGGCAGACGGTCACGTCGGCACACACGGAGATTATTTTGTAAGCGTTGGCCACAACAAACTGGCAAGTTTTGAACAGATGGCGGGGGAACATGCAGGAACCAGCGCACATCGCCGCACGGCGATACAGGTTCGGCTTAAAGGCTTGAGCCATAAACTAAAAGAATATTTGGCGCAGTCTGGACGTGGTGCTGAAAACAAACAAATACCAGCGACGCTTCTTTCATTGCCAAAAGAAAAGGCAGCATCGCTCCTAGAGGGGTACCTTTCTGGCGACGGGCATTTTGTCTCTGACCGTAAAACATGGATGGCCACAAGCGTTTCACGCGCATTATTGCTGGGCATGTCCATGCTGGCACAACGTGCATATGGAGCGATTGCCAGTCTGCGCGCTGGCCGAGAACATGGCACAAAGAACATTGAGGGGCGTGAGGTGCAAACACGTCAAGAATGGGTTTTGTCGTTTGACGTTGATATTACTCGCAGGAAAAAGCCCTTTATTATGGACGATGGCGCATGGAAAAAAGTACGCAGTGCCAGTCCGTCTGGAGAAGTTGAAACATGGTGCCTTCGCGTTGAAGAGGACGCGAGCTTTACCGCTGAGGGCTGCATTGTCGCAAATTGTCCTCTCCAATTTGATATCGTTGACCGTATCATCACACGTTACAGCAATCCCGGCGACACTGTCTTTGACCCCTTCGGCGGCCTCATGACCGTGCCCTACCGTGCTGTTCTCAATGGTCGCTCGGGCTACGGCTGCGAACTCAACGCCGGATACTGGTCTGATGGTGTCAAGTATCTGCGGGGTGCAGAACAACAAGTTGGAATGCCAAGCCTATTTGATATGTGCGACATACGGCAAAAAACAGGTACGGAGGGGTAATGCCAAAGGTTTATATATCCGGCCCAATGAGCGGTCTGCCAAAATACAACTACCCCGCATTTTATGAAGCTGCCATGAATCTGCGATTGAAAGGCGTGGAGGTTGTCAGCCCCGCAGAGGGTACAGTCACAAGCGACAAAATGTGGAGTGACTACATGCGCCGGGCAATCAAGATGCTGTGCGACTGCGATTTTAACGTGAGGTTGCCGGGATGGCAGCAATCTAAATGTGCGCAGATTGAAGCGCAGATTGCAAAGGCGCTTGGCATTATCAATGTCGACTTGGAAGAGATGTTAGAATCATTGGACTAAAATAAGGTGGGCCGCGCATACCGACAACGCGGAAGGAAATATGAGCGACACGAAGGCACTTATAAAATATGTGCGTGACCGCCTGAATGACGGGCCGAATATCACATTCGGAAAGCCCACGGTGCGCGACCTGGTTGACGCACTGGAACAGGCCGAAAGGTTGCGAGTGCATGATTCCAGATTCTGGCGGCATGTAGATGATTCTGGAGATTGTTGGGAGTGGAAAGGAACTAAAGACCGCAAGGGATACGGACAATTTACGGTTAACAAAAAGCATTTTTTTGCACACCGATGGGCTTACGAGGCGCTTGTTGGCCCAATAGCTGAAGGTATGGTCGTTGACCATTTGTGCCGTAACCGTGCTTGCTGCAACCCTAGCCATATGGAAATTGTCACCCCAGTAGAAAACGTAAAGCGGGGCGAGGGGATCACAGCCCAAAACTCACGCAAGGATAAGTGTCAGTGTGGGCAACCATATTTTATAGCCCATCGAAAGGATGGGCGATCTTATAGATATTGCAGGGCATGCAAGAATGAATATCAACGCAGGTGGAGGGCGGCATGAATACGGATAAAGACTCATGGCGTACCCGCGCCGAGAAGGCGGAGTCAGATAATGCGGCGCTTGAAGAAGACCTTGAGGCTACCGAGAAAAACCTGAAAGAATCTTCTGGCTTCATTGAAGAGCTATTATCCGGCCTCAAGCATCGCTTCCCAGTTCAATACGCCGACCTTGAGGGAGACGAATATGGTGACGATGCTTTCTCGTCTCATGATCTGCTTGAGCTTGTGATTGACCCTGCTGTGAACGCAGCGCAAGAAGCCGCCCGCCGCGCCGTGGCTGCGGGAGAGGGGGAATAGCCATGCCCGAACAATTATTGAAGCCGTGCCCCGCGTGCAGGAGCGATAAAGTGGAGTGCCTTGTCTGTACTATCAACGCGGACGAAGAACAGGACGTGCATTTTCATATTGCGTGTGAGGCTTGCTATACATCCGGCCCCATTGGCGATAATGGCGAAATGGCGGCTGACAAATGGAACTCCCTGCCCCGGCGGCCTGACTACAACGACGTGGATTGCGCAGGCTGCCCGGAACGGCGGCGCAGCGCCCTGACGTGGATCACGGATCCGCCGAAGGTGCCGGGATGGTACTGGTGCAGGGCTAGTACGCTGAACATGCAGTGCTGCGTAGAAGTGTATGGGGCATGGGAGCAACTGATGTTTGGAAGTAAGCGCGATGATTTCAATCCGCAGATGCCAGTGACAAGAGAAGGCTTTGAATGGTCTGGCCCCATCCCCGAACCGCTCGAACCGGAGGAATCATGACCACCGCACATCTCACCCACGCAATCCAGCACCGCGATACATTGCTGGCCCTGACCGTGATGGAAGCAGCCCTGGGCATCCTGCTCAAAATTGCCAAGCCTGGAAGCAAGCTGGCGACACGTTGTCAAACCGTCTCGCGCTGGATAGATGCGTGTTCCCCGGCCCTGAAGGTCAAGCGCCTGTCGTCTGGTGCGCAACGTGACCTCGATGCCGCATGCGAATCCCTGGCCGCGCACATGCTGACCGAAGGCACCGGGCCGGAATTGTTGCGCAACTGGTCAGCGCAATACTGGACAGGCTTCACAATGTTTTTGGACGCCCGGCGGCGCTGCACAGATTTCACCGTCGGGAAGCCCTGGGGCTGGCTTGAACGCACGGGATGGTCGTTGGGATACATGCTGATGGAGATAGCACCCGGATGTGATGAGGCCGGGACGGATGTGTTTTTGGTGGTGGCGTAGACCTTTTTATGGGGTGGTGATTATGAAGCCTAGAAAAACGGTATGGGGCGTAGGCATTAATGATGCCGATTATGTTGTTAAGAAGCAGGAAACAATTGGATATTTAAACGGCAAACTAAAGCAGAAGATGGTTTGGATTTGCCCCTATTACCAAGCATGGAAAGAAATGCTGAGGCGCTGTTATTCTGCCAAATACCAAGAGACCTATCCAACTTACAAAGGCTGCAGTGTTTCAGAGAAATGGTTGGCGCTTAGCAACTTCAGGGCGTGGATGGAAAAGCAAGACTTTGAGGGAATGCATTTAGACAAAGACATTTTATTTAAAGGCAACAAAGTGTACAGTGCTGAGACATGTGTTTTTGTTGCGCCATTGGTTAACGCGTTTATCAACGACCAAAGGACATCTCGCGGTGAGTGTTTGCTTGGGGCATGTTTGCACAAGCCATCAGGAAATTTTAAATCGCAGTGCAACAACCCTTTCACCAAGAAGTATGAGCACCTAGGGTTCTTCACCTGCGAACAAGAAGCCCACGAAGCATGGCGCAAACGCAAGCTGGAGCTGGCCCACGAGCTAGCAGCTATTCAAACAGATCCACGAGTTGCTACAGCATTGATTGATCGTTACTCAAAACCACAACTTATTGGAGAATGAAAAATGAAAAAGTATCCAAACTACATTGCCAAAAATTGGCAATACCGCTCATGGCTAATTGTCGGCTTCTTCTTAACGTGCTATTTCATGGTCAGCATGCTTGGTGGTGCAAACGAGGCAATTATCGGAGTTATTGGTTTTGCACTGATGAATGCGCGACGCATCGTTATGCGCAGCCGGTGGAAAAAGCAAAATGAGGTGGCGTAGGGTGGAGAGGCTGTTACGACAGCAAGACATAGCGGCCATGCTTGGGACAACCCCAGGCGTGGCCGCTTCAATTTTGGCGGCACGTGGCGTGCATCCCATTGACTTCGGTATTGGCCGAAGCCGTGGGCGGCGCTGGCTGTCATCGGCTGTCAGGCAGGTCATGCTTGATATGCACGAAGCTGCACAGCCGAAGGCTAAAACGGCGCGTACGCCGCATCACCCCCCTCCACCCACCTTCGCCCGTCCGGGCATCTCTTCCCATCCCCACACAAAATAGCCGCCCATTCCTGAGCGGCTATCAATTTATCGTCTTACTCCACGCTCGGCAGTTCCGGCCACGGCGTCAGTTCGCCGCCGCCGTCCCACGGTGCACCGGGTTGTGCAGGGAGATCTCGCAGGGCATGAATGTAGGTCAGTAGCGCGGTGTATTGCTCCGGTGTGAGCGTGGGTTCCGTGCCAAGTTCCAGTTCGTCGCTGTGACGTTCACGCATCCAGAGAACAGAATTGATGCGGGCATCACGGAAGCTGCGCAACCTGTCAAACAACTCTCCTGTTGTAGGCGGGGGCGGCGTATCGCTCCAGCCGTCCGGCAGCGGGCCGTATTCTTTGACTTCGTGCGGCTGGCCGTTGACATAGCCGCTTTTCCCTTTGTGATCTTCGACCTGTTCCCATTTTCCCCCCGTCCAGCGTGGAACGAAGCCTTTTTTCAGCGTGGGAACCGTGTGCGTGGCGTTGTTGGGCAGGATGCCGTAACCCTCTGTTTCCCCGGCGTAGTAGCCGTCAGCGGTATATTGGTAACATTTAGGCATTATTAGACTCCCTTGCTGGATACAGGCGCATTAGTTCAAACTGATCCAACTCTTGCCCTGACTCTAGATGCTTATAGATAATTCCGTTTATTCCGAACCCAGAAAGCCGAAATCCATCGGCTTCTGCACCAACAAAATTACAGCATGTATCCAGACGGCCTGTTATTTCTCTCATGCGACACATAGGGTTTTTCCTTTTTATAACTCGCTCCCGGCGTCATAATGCAGGTTGGCCCAGGTACGCGCACGCAAGGGCACCCCAACGGCGAGGCGCGTTAACGGGGCCTGTGGGCACGACGCGGGACAAGTCAAACTCGTACGTGTGATGTGCAAAGTCAGTTGGATTGCCCGCTATATCAGCATGTGTCCCGGTAATATACTTAAACACCCCATACGGCCCCGAATTAGATAATGTTATGAACATGCCCTTGGCATTGCGCCCCCGGTCGCCATCAACGCCTCCCACGCCGAGAGAGTCGAATCCCGCCGCCTCAGCATACATGCCCCGTATGTCGGGCATGCGCAAAGTGCCCGCACCCAAATCTTGCACGTAAAATGGCGCGCCGCCGATGCCGTTCCAGCCCACCTTGCTGCCGTCAGCCAGCGTGGCCCATGTGGCCGTAGACATTGCCTGCCATTCGGCCTCGGTCTTGAGCAAAAGTTGCCCCTCTGCCGTCTGGAGGTAGGCCCATATAGGGTACTCAGTGATGTTTTTGCCCTGATAAGCGCCACTGATAAGCCCGCCTTGGGCAGCGGCGAAGCCGGGTCTCATCGTTGGGTGCCGGAAATAGTAAAACTCGCCTACAACAAAACGCCATTCCTCGCCAGCCGTCAGAAACGCCGGGCCGTTGTTGATCGTTGCGCCTTCAACCAAATCAGCGCTTGTCGCAACCCTGCCGATGCCCCGCGAAGTGGTGGTGGCGGGTATGCCTACGCTAATCATGCCGTCTGCCTTTAGTAAGTTGAGGTCTGCGTAAAGCCCAGCCATTGCCGGGGTAAGCCTGTCGTCAAAGCCTTCCTGCACAGTGTCGCCGTCCGGCGTGGAGTCCACAACCGTTGCGGGAGCCTGGTAGAAGGTTTCTGTTTCGGAGTTGTAAGGCATCTCCGTTGCTCCGTGCGTTCCGTTCCCCGCTGCACGGTATGCCAGATTGTCGCCGCCGTGCTGGCACACGTTCCCGATGCGGCTTGCCCTTGAGGGCCGTGAGTGGTTATAGGGTTGGAAAGGATTTATCTATGAAATTTATGTGAGATCTTGTGCTGCAGAAGGGGCGATTTTTTGCAAACAAGCAGGATGATGATTGGGCCGGGGCCAAATACCCCGGCCTTTTCGTTTCCTTTCCATCCCTATGTAATTTTCAATGATCCGTAGGGCTACTGCCCAAGTGTGATGTTTACGCCATGCCTGCGCAGCATGTCGGCGTAGGATTCTTTGGCGCGTTCACCCGCATACGCCCCCGCCGTGGCGGGCGGGCGTATTTCTGAAAACAAGCTCTCCATGAGTTGGGCCGTGGGGCTATTCATAGCGCTGCGGGCTGAATCAAGGGCAAAGGCTGCGCGGGCCTTTGTTCCAGGTTGGCGACCTATTGCGCCAGCGGCAGCACCCAATGCTGCGCCAGTCGGGCCACCCAAAGCCCACCCGAGGCCACCGCCGCCACCTAGGCCAGCAGAAAGCCCCATAACGTCCCAATTTCCGCTTCTGGCAGCAGCCTTTTCAACCGGGTCAGCAAGCGCATTGAGCCGCGCCAAGCGTTCATTGATCGGCCCGACCTCTGGAACATTCTGCTCAATCGCAACTCGCAGTTGGTGGGCAATCCCCTTGTTTGCTTCCTGTGCTGGCGTAGTCATGGGTTCCCCAAAAGCCTTTTGGGATTCAAGCTGAGCACGCCGCTTTATCTGCTGCGCCGTAGCTGTGTCCATGTTTCCAGCGCCCCAGTTGTCCAGAAAGTTTGCATATGATGTGTCGGCACGCCCAAGAAGGTTTGCGCTATTCGGGCTGTATCCGAGCTTGTTATCAGTATAGTCTATGGCTCCGCGCACGATGGCTTCTGGATCTATGGTGCGTGGAACCGCGCCCGATGCTTCAAGCTGCGCCCGGCTATTTATCAAGCTGCCAACATCTGAGCCGAGCTGCTGTTTTAGGGTGTTTATTCTGTCGTTGCCCGCTGCATTGGGCAGAATTCGTTCTTGCAAACCTGTTTCAATGACTGCGGCTCGTTCTTCTGGTGAAAGCGTTGTTGATGGTTTTAGAGCTGACCCATACAGCTTTTCCGGCGTGATCTTTAGCGCATCCGGAGTAATGGCGCTAACTCCTCGCCCAACAGCCCCGAGGCCGTTCCCAGCAATGGATATGGGGTCTGTCATACTTGCGGCTGTTCCAGCCATGCTTGCGGCCCTGCCAATCCCATCAGCCAAACCAGTCTTCCCGGCAAGCTGCGCGCCTTTGGCTATGCCCTTTGCCGCGCCTGCGCCGCCTGTGAACACTGTGGACATATCAGCCAGCACACCTACAGGGTCATACGAAAGCGCCCGCTTGAATCCGTCCATGCTACCGTATCTGTCAGAAAAATACTGGCCTACGGCATCAGCATATTTTTCACTGTCCTGTTCACCTGGGATAAGCTTTTGGGCAGCACCAAGGGCTACATTCCCCATGGCCTTTGCCGTTTCAATAGGGCTACTGAAAGCATCCACCATATCACCAGCAAAGCGTTTTGCCGATGGGACAAGGTTGCGTGCGGCGTTACCGGGAACATCGCCCCATGATGGCGATAGGTGCGAAGAAATAGCACCCTCCATAACATTACGCGGCGTTCCGTCAGGGAACTGAGCAATGCTGCCGTCAGGAAGGCTTACCTCAATCATTCCAGCCTCCCGGTTTGGGGGTTAAACGTGAGGCGTTGCTGAGAAGATGCAGCTTGCTGCTGCCCAAGATAGTTAGGCCCATGCACGATAGTGTTATATGTGTCCTCGACACGTTTCAGATTAGCAAGAAATTGTTCGCGACTCTGCGATGTTTCAAGACTTGCAATCGTACTTTGAAGCATTTTATTTTCAAAATCTGAAACTGCTCCAAGAGCCCCGCCAGTCGGAGAATTTGCCCGCATCTGTTGCAGCTTATCAAATCCGATATTACCCTTGATAGTGTTCAAGGTTGTTTCAAGGTCTTTGCCCGTGGTGCCTGGTATCCAGTTCAGAAGTGAACCCATGCCAGTGTTTGGAAGCACACCATAGGCGTTGCCATGATCGACAAGGTTTCGCGCCTGCTGAATCATACCAAGTACGTTCTGGCCAGACTGCTTTGTAGCCGCGTCCATGTTGTCCATTTTATCAATGGTGCGCTGGTCTTTCTTTTCTGCCGGGGTAAGAGGAACTGGCCCGCCAACCTTGAAATATACTCCGTTAGGGGTGCGCGCTCCGTAGTATTCAACGCCGTTGACATACTGCTTTTCCTGCTTGCCCCACGGAACATTGTCAGGCAACTGCACCATCTTGCCAGAACCATCAACGACAGTGCCGGGGGCAAGGGAGCTTGCGGCCTGCTGTGCAGTCGCTGGCAACAGCCCCGCACGCTGCCCAAGTTCAGCCAAAGAGAGCTGACTTACTGGCCTGGTATCGGCCTGGGGCGTAAACGTAGCCCCCTGCGCCTGCCCATGACCAGAAGCCATGGGCATTGCGCCCTGCATGCCATCAGCGGGCGGCTGCGTGCTATCATTCTGCGTGGCAGGCAAAATGCCAGCCTTAACGCCAAGATCAGCCAGGGAAGGGCCGCTATTCTGCCCACCGCTGGACAGTGGCGACCAGCCAGGAGAGAGAACTTCGTTCATTCCAGCACCTGCCGCTGCGTCAAGGCCGGGGATTGTGGACGCGCCGCCCTGCTGCCCACCCCCGGTAAAGTCTATCATCTTCGGCGCGGTGCTGCCGGGTGAAACCCATCCAAACGTAGGCCGTCCGTATGCGTCTGTACCCTGCACCAGTTGCGGTTTGTTCATTGCGGCATACTGGCGACCTAATGCGTCACGCTGCAACGCCATTTCCTGCTGCTTCCACTTGTCCTGTTGCGCAAAGGCACGATCCTGCGCCGCCTGTTGTTCTGCCCACCGCTTATCATCGCGGGTATTGGCATCAGCAAGACGCTGGTTCTGCATTCCGAGGCCCATCATCTGCATGTTCTGCGCATTTTGTTGCTGCGCCA